AATTAACGGAGGTATCGCACTTATGACTCAAAATACTAATAGTGAATATTTTATCTATAGTTATTATGACAAAGATAGCAAATATATTACCTATGGAGAAAGAGCTTTATTTGATGGAACTTCTTTTACACCTAATACTACTGATAATTTAACTGTCCAAATAGTATTAAGCAATCATGTAGATAATTTTAAAAGTTTAAGTAGTTTGATTAGTGGAAGTTATTCTGATACCACTAATTATTTAGAAGTTTTTTTCATACCTGCAAATGGTGACTCCTTCTTGTCAGGAGGAGTTAATTTAGAAAATATAACTAATTATAACCTTCCTTCGCAAGCTGTGGATTTTTATAATTACAAAGAAAATTATGAATATATTAACGGGGAAAGTATAAGAGATTTATCTTTTTTTAGTAATTATTTAAATAAAACTTTGCCTCCTAATTTTAAATATAGTAAGGATGGAGAAATCAGCTACCCTCTTGTACCTGTTTATAGCCCAAGCAATGATGTTAATTCTAGCAATAGTTTATTATGGACTTCAAGACATGAATCAATAACCTCTCATTATTACAATTATTGTAGGGGCGATGATTTATGCGGAAATTGCATGGGTTCCACTAAAGATAAAGGTTTTTATTGTCATTCTAATCACATGACTATTGAAAATTATAAAAATAGTACAGCCGTAGGTAACAATGATACTCTTGGCGAGCTCCCATTGTCTCAAGACCCTAAAAAATCTCAAACAAAAAATATATTTCATAATTACACAATTCCTATAGTAGTTGGTTCGGTTATAATTTTCTTTACATTAATGACTCTTGTTTTCATACTAGCTAGTCGCGAAGGGAGAAAGAATGAACTTTCGAAATTGACAGGTTAACCCCTTTTTGATTTTTTATTAAAATTGATTATCTTAAAAAACATATAAAATAAAACAAAACGAAATTTATAGAAGTAGTATAATTGCTGTAAAAACATTTTACTATGGAAAAAGAAAATATAGTGTTATTGGATTATTTTAACCGCTTTAAAGAGTTAGATAATTTTGATGCTATGAAAGAAAAATTAACTAAATTAAGTGCAATTAGATATCATCATGATATTATTATTGGCAAAACGGTGATACCCTTTATCGGACCTGATAAAAATCTGCTTGGTTTTTCAAAAGAAATAGAGAAGTTATGGGGCCACGAAGTTGGAAAAGAACTTTCTTATGTACTTAAGTATTATGAAGGAGGTTCCATAGAAACTATAGAAGAAGCTTTAATCGTAGTGTCTATAAAACAACATCAAACTAACCAAGAAATATACCAATATATTAAAGATAGAATAAATGATAATAAACCTTTAGAAGAAGACAAATTATCATTGTTATTAGAAGAAGAAGATATTATGAGTAGTAATTTATATTTTTTTCTAATCTCATTATAAATTATTTTTAATTTATAATGGTAAATTATTCATTATCAAATTCAAAATCTTGATATTCATCGTTTATGTAATTATTCTCATTGTCATTTTCATCATCATCATCAAACATATTAGTTTTATCTTCTTCGTCTGTAATTTCAAAATCATATTTCTTGTTAATTTCGCCTGCTATTTCTTTAATAACGTCTTTTAATTCAAGATGTTCAAAACCGTTATTACTGTTTATATTACCACAAAGAGATTTAATATCTATAAAATTATAAATTTTTTGCTTATCAACACCGGTATCTTTTATCATTTTCATAGGATTAAAGCCGTATCCATAGGAGAATTGATAAATGACATTTAAAGAATTTCTTACACTTCCATCATACTGATAAACTAAATCTTCCATCGATTTGACTAATTTACGTTGCAGATAACCAGTACGACCAGTTGTAATAGCAGTGTCCATAATAGTTGTGCGACCGGCTTCTGATTCAGCAAAAAAGGCGTCTGGGTCAAGACCTTCAAAATAACTATACTTACTAAACCCGCGTGAATATACACTATTATCGTCTACGCTAAAACTAGTAAGCCATCTCTTACCATCACTAAGATTTTTCTTAGGTATACTCTGCTGAACATAAATCTGTCCTTTCATAGCAATAACGGCTAGTAATGCTTTTTCTTTCTTTTTGGCACCAGAAGTAGCCATAATACCGATAGCATTAGTTTTCTTATCAATGAACCCTTCATTCTCATCCAAGAATTTTTTATCAAATTTATCAGAAGCTTTGCTAATAATACTGCGTATTTTTTCTTCTCTTTCTTCTATTTTGTAACTTTCTGTATCTTTTTCTGTATCTATTGGAGGGAAATCATAAAATTCTTCATTAATCTTGTCAATCATATTATTTCTTTCTTCTATAAATTTTTCTTTTTTCCCAGGAGCTGTAATCATAATATCTTTAATATTAATAGTGAAACCAGAGCGATAAATATACCAATTAAATAAGAAATTAGCAGCAGAGATATAATATCCAGCAACTTTATTACCGTATGTCTTTAATATATTTTGGATTACTTTATTAGCTATATTTCCTGATTTCATATTAGTTTTCTTCAACACACCTTTATTAATATAACCGCCGCCTCCTTTATACCAGAAATCAGGTGGAAATAGAATACTGCATATAGCAAAGGTACTGTATTTATTATCACCGTCTAATCTATCTTCCAATGTAGACATATTATTTCTAATATAATTAGATTTCATACGGCTATCAACATAGTAAATAGCTTCTTCGTATTCTGATTTAGTCAGTATTTTATTTTCTACAATCAATAAATAAGCTCCGGTGAGACTATTATATTCTAGTCCTGCTTCTGGGGAAGAAGTACTGCTGCTGACAATACAATAATCTGGAGACATTAGCAATTTAGCTTCCAACATGGACTTAACTGTTTGCACTAAATGAAGATTACCTTCGTCACCGTCGAAATCAGCATTGAGACCTTTGGTAGAAGATAAATGAACACCTATGGTAGATTTATTTTGAAATACAATTTCATAGCCAAGCATACTTTGACGATGCAGTGTAGGCTGACGATTCAAAAGAATAGTATCACCTTCTGAACAACAACGATTTACCATATCCCCGATACTAAGTTTATCAATATGCTTTTCAATATTAAACTTAAGTTTTCTGCCCGCAAGATTTCCCTTTTTGGGACAGAATAATTTGATTTCTCCTTTTTGTGCCAACTCTCTTATTTTATCATAATTGTAAGCCGTGATTACTTCTGGTAATGTAAGGTCTTTTAATTTATTCGGTAAAGCAACATAGCCAAAATTAATATTTTGGTTGGTTCCCAATACTGTACGACCCGTATAATCACATCTTTTCCCCATAATATTATTTCTGATTAAACCATCCTTTTTAAGAATCATATCAGTAATTGATTTAAGAGGTTCTTTCTGAGAAACTGTATATTCGTTAGAACTATTTTTAATTAATGAAGCATAAGATTTAAGAATACATTGATAACATTCTTCTTGCATATCTGCATTGCTATATTGCAACGACTGAATCAATTGATCTAATATATCTTTATAAGCGAAGGTAAGAGGATGGTCTTTTTGACCTTCATTACCCGCTATATTATAAGGTCTGTCGCTAAGAGGGATTACTGGTATATAATCAATTATAAAATTTCTTGGATGATTAAGAAAGAAACCTAAACGTTTAGCGTCTTTATCGCTTATATAATCTAATTTCTTTTTGATATTATCTACACTGATAAAATAATCTTTTTCTGATTTGTTATTTTTTATAACATATGGAATACTGCGATCATAAACACCGCCCTCGTTAGCTTTCTTATCTTTAAAAATAGGCTTGCGAGCACAAGAAGGATTACTGCATTCTAGTTTTAAGGACAATTCATGCATAGCTTTGAGCTTTGCATTATTTTTGAGAGATTTTATGTTATTTTCTTTTTCCATAATTTCCGTTACCAAAAGTTTATTACAAGTGTGACATATACAATTTAAAACTTGAATAACAGTAGACCTGAAAAATGGATGAATAAAATTAACAGGCAGTTGCATCATACCCAAATGCCCAGTGCATTCATCATTAGTTTTTTCACAAGTAGTACATAATTCATAATTTTCTATCGTTCCCATACGAGGGTCATCTAGGGAATTACTAAGGTCATTTGTACTGCTAATATTATTAATTTTACAAACTGAGTAATTTTCAATAGTCTTTTTATCAAAAACAGAAAAACTAACTTCATAAAGCTTACCTTTTGGAATATCAGCAGAAGCTATATAATTTTCTATATTTTTTCTAATTTTTTCTGTAGCACTTACATGTCTATTGTTTATCCTTTTATTAGGTTGTGCTGAAGCTTTTGCGGCTTTTCTTTTTTTATTAAATTTCAAAGCTAAAGACATTTTTTAATAATTGTCTTTTTTTATTACTCAATTTTTAATAATAAAATAATATATAAAATGAATAACGTTTTTTTATTCTATCAAAACAATAAATTAAAAGGTGTTTTCGCAGACAAGAAAGTATTAAAAGAAAAAACCCTTCATTGTATTCTAGATCATTATTTACAAGAAAATATTTATCAAAATAAATATGAAGCAGGTCAGAAACTTAAGAATAAATTATTAAGTTTTTATAAAGAAGAAGTAAATTTTATGGAAGCCCATAACACAGTATGGTCTATTGTACAGGTTGATATCAATCAAATAGAAGAAAATATTAAAAATACAGGTTATAGAACTAAATATACTAAATTAAAAATACAGGGCAGGAACTGTAACAAAAAAGATTTGTATCGCGACCTGGCCTATTTAGAAGTAGAGAGCCTGTACGATAAAAAATAAACATAAGAATAAATCATAAACAGTCTTCCTGGCTGCAGATAAATAATAATACTCATAATGATACTGTATAAAAGAAGAGCATTTTTAATAGTTTTCTTCATACTATAATATTTTAAGCTTAAAATATTATAAAAAATTCAATTATAAAATGATGAATACTATACTTAAAATCATTAATGATAATCAAGTTACTTTTTTATCTTGTCTTACTAATGAAATGATACATAAATTAGTAAAAAATGTGAATGATCAAAATAAACCGACTATATTTTTTACTGCGGTGAACAAAGAAAGTTTAAAATGTTTTCATGCCCAATTAAATTATTTAGATATAGATAATCAATTATTATTGAAAGACGAAAAAATATTAAAAGATATAGTTTTGATTGATAATGAATTATTATATCATTATTATACAGACAAAAAGAATATTAATATAGCAGATGTAATTATTTTCTTTGATAGTGAAGTAAAAAATATTTACTACAATTTAATATGTCAAATATATAAAAATTATCAAAAATTAGATATTAGATTACCTCGTATGATACTATTAGACCAAGGTTATAAAAATAATGAAATAGTATTAAAGAAGACTAAAAATAATACTTATGAACATAAACCTGTTACGCCTAAAATAGTTTATAGTAAATTAAATTTTCCCCGTAACGACAAAGGTATTTTGAAAGAATTAATTGATAATATCAAAGAAGATAAAAATAAAAAAACCAATAATTTATTATTGGTTCCTAGTTATTATCATTATTCTGAAGCCGTTAAACTTATTGATAAAGAAAAGAAAAAAGATTATGAAATTTTTACTTTTGACGACCACTTCTATGAAAGTAAAAGAAATAAGATTTTTTCCCCTTTGAATGGAAAAAATAGAATAATAATAACTACCCATAAATGCGCTCAATTAATACATATTCCTGATTTAAATTATATATACGATAGTTGTCAGACAACTGTTAATTTTTACGGTAATA